ACATGGTCACGATCGGCGAGGTTCCCGGCCATATTGAGGCGCTGACCGGGGACTTCGCAAAAATGGATCTGGCCAAAGACTTCGACGTGGTGATCGCGGCCGACGTGTTCGAGCATATCCAGATCGAGGATGAAGAAGCCTTTATCGCAAAATGCGTGTCGTCATTGAAGCGGGGCGGGAAGCTGATCGTTTCCGTTCCGCACAAGGGGGCATTCGCTTGGCTCGATCCGTATGAGATCAAGCCGCTAATTCACCGGACCCTCGTAAGGCTGGGAATGATGAAGGGCGTTCACAACGGAAGCTGCGATATCCGCAAGGGGCACAAGCACTACCGGCTGGACGAGCTTAATGGCCAATTCTCAGGTCTGAAGTTTGAGGACGTGACTTACTTCGGTTATCTGTTCGATCCGCTCCTGACCTGGGCCTATGCCGTCTTTGGCGAGCAGTCGAGTAACCCGCTTGTGAAGTGGCTGGAGCGCAGAGCTGCAGCCGAGTTCCGCCGCTCATACGGCGATAAATCATTCAACATGATTGCGGTGTTTTCCAAGCCTTAAAGGCTTCAACGACAATCAGAAACACTGCTGCGGCTCTCACATGAGGGCCGCGTGGAGGCAACATGGCAACACGGATCATCGAGTATGACCGTTCCGAGCGAATGGTTGATCGCACGGTCGTTCCACAATCCGACCGCGAGCAGCCAGCAATGACGGCGACCGGGACAAGCGCACAGTCTGCGGCATTCGGGGCGGGAACGGCGATGGTCTGCGTGCAAAGCGACGAGGCCGTTTACGTTAAGTTTGGTGCCGACCCAACCGCGACCACGAACAGCTATCGCTTGCAAGCTGGCGCCGAAAACTTCTGGGTCGCGCAGGCGGGGCAGAAGGTCGCGATCCGCACATGATGCTTGTCTGGGCGGCCAAGGATCCCGACGAAGTAGCGATCCGGTATCTCGACTGGTCCAAGCATTCGTCATGGATTGATGGCGACAGCATCAGCTCGGCATCGTTCACCCTCTCGACCGCTGCTGGAATGACGATCGACGCAAGCGACGATGACGGATTGCACACAAGCCAGGTCACGCTCAGCGGCGGGACTGACGAAACTGTCGGCAAGGTGCTTGGCTCGATTGTTACCGATGATGGTCAGACACTTCAGCAGACCGCGACGATTCTGGTTCGCTCGCGATGAGCGACAAAGCGGCAATAATGGCCGATGTCTGTGAGCAGATCGCGAACGGCAAAAGCCTGAGAGAGATTTGTAAGGCTGAAGGGTTTCCGGCGCCAAGCACGATTTGCCTATGGCTGAAAGAGAATGCCGATTTCGCTGAACACTACGCGCACGCGCGGGAAAGACAGGCCGACCTTTACGCGGACGAGATCATAGAGATCGCTGACGCCGCCAAGAATGAGGACGCCCAAGTCGCGCGGCTCAGAGTCGATGCCCGCAAGTGGAAGGCCTCGAAGCTCGCGCCCAAGCGCTACGGCGAGAAGATGGACCTGAACCATTCCGGCGGTGTCAAGGTGGAGAGGATCGCGCGTGTCATCCACGACCCTCGAAATCCCGACAGCGAGGATATTCAGCCCGCTTCTTGAGCCGTCCCGTTACAAGGGCGCGTGGGGCGGGCGTGGGTCGGGTAAGTCGCACTTCTTTGCCGGGCTGGTGATAGAAAGGTGCCTGTTAAAATCGGGCGCCCGGATATTGTGCGTTCGCGAAGTCCAAAAGAGCCTCAAGGAATCGGCCAAGCGGCTGATTGAGGACAAGATCGGCGAGTTTGGCCTTGGAGGCCTGTTCGACCCGATCGAGACGGAGATCAAAACACCGGGCGGCGGCGTGATTTCGTTCACTGGAATGAAGGATCACACCGCAGAATCGGTAAAATCATACGAGGGCTACGATGTTGCCTGGGTTGAGGAGGCCCAGTCGGTTTCTCCGCGTTCGCTCAGCCTGCTTCGGCCAACGATCCGGGCGCCAGGCTCAGAGCTGTGGTTTTCGTGGAACCCGAGTCGCAAGAGTGATCCGGTCGATACATTGCTGCGAGGTGACGGTCTGCCGACGGGGGCCGTCGTGGTTCGCGCGAACTGGTCGGACAACCCGTGGTTTCCCACCGAGCTCGAACAGGAGCGCAGGGACTGCTTGCGGCTTCAGCCGGATCAATATGACCACATCTGGGAAGGCGGCTACGCGACCGTGACTGAGGGCGCATATTTCGCCGCCCAGCTCACGAAGGCCAAAGCTGAAGGCAGGATCGGCAACGTCTCGCCAGACCCGCTGATGGAATATCGCGCGTTTTGGGACATAGGGACGCGCGATGCGACGGCGATCTGGGTGGCCCAGTTCGTCGGGCGAGAGATCAGGGTTCTCAATTATTACGAGGCAGTGGGGCAGCCACTCGCCGCACATCTGGGTTGGCTGCGCGATAAGGGCTACGGTTCGGCGCTTTGCGTTCTCCCTCACGACGGAGAGAAAGCGGACCATCTGACGGCAGACAAGTTCGCTGACCATATTCAGGCGGCGGGCTTCCGGACCGAGACGGTCAAGAACCAAGGCAAGGGCGCGGCGATGAAACGGGTGGAAGCGGCGAGGAGGCTGTTTCCGTCGATCTGGTTCAACGCCGCCACGACCTCGGCGGGTCGCGACGCGCTGGGCTGGTATCACGAGCGCAGGGACGAGGCGCGGCAGATCGGCCTTGGGCCAGAGCACGACTGGGCCTCGCACGGTGCCGACGCCTTCGGGCTGATATGCGTGGCCTACGAAGAGCCGCAGAAGAAGACAGAGTTCAACTTCTCAAACGGCAGCGGTTTCGGAGGGTAAATGGCAAAGAGCGACGATGCCGATTTCCTCCGCGAAGCGAGGGAGCGGTTTGCAGCCGGCATCGATGCCGACAAGGAAAACCGCCGCCGCGACGAGACCGACCGCAAGTTCTTCAAGGGCGAGCAATGGACGAAGGATGAGCTGGCCGACCGCAAGGGTCGGATCACGCTTCGCATCAATCGCCTGCCGCAGTTCGTCAAGCAAGTCACTGGCGAGATGCGCCAGAACAAGCCCGCGATTCGAGTGCTTCCCAAGGAGGAGGGCCACGAGGGCATTGCCGAGGTCTATGCCGCAATCATCCGACACGTCGAGAGCCTAAGCGACGCCCACCGCATCTATAACAAGGCGGCCGAGCAGGCGGTGATCGGCGGGATTGGCTGGTATCGGATCCTCACCGATTATCTCGACAACACGAGCTTCGACCAGGAAATCCTGATCAAGCCCGTGCGGAATCCCCTGTCGGTGGTAATTGATCCAGACGCTCGTGAACTGACGCGCCACGACATGAACTGGGCGTTTGTCACCCAGCTCATGTCGCGGAAGAAATTCGAGAAGGCATATCCGAAGGTTTCGACCGCTGGTTTCGACAGCCCGAACGATGAATACACCAACTGGGTCAACGGCGATTTCATCCGGATCGCCGAATATTGGTGTCGTGAAAAGGTTGTCCGCAAGCTCGCCCTGTTCTCCGACGGCTCGACCGATTTCATTGACGATATAGACCTCGATCAGATCAACGCGGCTCGGGCTGAGCAACAGCTTCCGCCGATTACGATTGTCCAGCAGCGCGACGCCGAGACCTACCAGGTAACCTGGGCGCGGATGACCGGGGCTGCGGTCATCGACCGAGGCGAATGGAAAGGGCGCTGGATCCCGCTGCTGCCCGTGATCGGCGAAGAGGTTGAGGCCGGCGATGAGGTTTACCGCCACGGCCTGATCCACCACTCGACCGACGCGCAGAAGTCCTACAATTACGCCCGCTCGGCGATGGTCGAGCATATCGGTAATCAGCCCAAGGCGCCGTGGCTGGTGACCGCCAAGCAGATCGTCAATTACAAAACCCAGTGGGAGAACGCGAACAAGGGGAATCCCGCAGCGCTGGTCTATGACGCCGACCCCGCCGCACCCGGAGCGCCCCAGCGGGTTCCGTCGCCTCAATTGCCGACCGCCTGGTATCAAGAGGCGCAGATCGCCGACCAGGACATGAAGGCGACGACCGGGATTTACGACGCCTCTTTGGGCAAGGCGGGGAACGAAACATCTGGCCGGGCAATCATCGCTCGAGACCAGCAGGGCGAGACCGCAACCTACGTCTATGTCGATAACCAGGTGGCGTCGATCCGCATGTGCGGGCTGATGTTGGTCGATCTGATTCCGCATATTTACGACAGCCAGCGGATCATCCGTATCGTCGGCGAGGACGGGTCGATCGAGGAATACGCCCAGATCAATACCAAGCTTCCCAACGGAATGGTGTTCAACGACCTTGGGCAGGGCGATTACGACGTAGAGGTCACGACCGGCCCGGCTTACGCCACCAAGCGCCAGATGGCGGCGGATTCGATGATCCAGTTCGCCCAGGCGGTGCCGGTTGCCGGGCAGATCATCGGCGACCTGATCGCGAAATCGATGGACTGGCCCAACGCCGAGAAGATCGGCGAGCGGTTGCAGATGCTCCTGCCTCCGGGAATGGACCAAGAGGCCGACAAGAAGCGCTTGGAAATGCAGCAGCAGATGCAGGCCCCGCCGGACCCGATGGCCCAGCAGGCGCAGATGCTCCAGATGCAGGGTATGGCCGAAGAGGTCAGAAAGACCGGCGCAGAGGCCGATTTGACCGAGGCCAAGGCCGTCAACGAACAGATACGGCCCCACATCGAGGGGCTGAAACTAGGAATGCAGGCATCGAAGCCTGTTTCGCCACCGGGAGGGTAGTGGCTTTCGCCTTCCCAGCGAAATTTAATCCCGATTGAGAGCTTTCGCTCTTGGCATCTTATGCCTCGCCCTCGGGAACCACTCAGTCCTAGCGGCTGACTAGCACAGATTTCCCCTAGTGGGAATGGCCAACCGGAGGCTTAAACCGGGCTTTCCCAGCGTCGTGAGACGCGCTTTCCCAAGGATGGACAATGAGCGAAGAAACGGACGGCACGATTGCCGGAGCCGAGGCAGAAACCTCACAGGTCGAAAATACCTCCGAAGCGACCACGGAGCAGCCAACCGGAGCTGAAGATGCCGGACAAGCCGACGATGCAGGCGAAGCAACCGAGGAGGCGCATCAAAAGCGCGTTCCCTGGTTCCAGAAGCGCATCGATGAAGTCACGCGGCAGAAATACGATGCACAGCGGGAAGCCGACTATTGGCGGGGCCTAGCCGAAGGGCGAGTTCAGCCACAGCAGCAGACCGCGCAACAGGTTCCCGACCGCTGGGAAGATCCGGAAGGTTACGACCGCTATCTGATCCAGCAGGCCGTCGATCTCGCCAAGCAGCAAACGACCGCCGAACTAAGGCAGCAGCAGCAGGCCCGCACCTATGAGGAGCGCGAGGCCTCAATCCGTCAGTCGAAACCGGACTACGACAGCGTGGTCCGCGACCCGACGCTCCCGATCACTCCGTTGATGGCCGAAGTCATCAGGGAGACCGAAAGGGGGCCTGAAATCGCCTATTACCTCGGGACCAATCGCGAGGAAGCCCAGCGCATCGCCGGCCTTCCGCCACATCTTCAAGCCGCATCACTGGGCCGTATCGAGGCAAGCTTTGTCGCTCCGCCGAGAGCCCAACCACGCAACGTTCCGCCACCTCCACCGCAGACGGTCGCAGGCATTTCGGCGGGGATCGGAAAATCCCCGGACGACATGTCGATGGCCGAATACGTGGCTTGGATGAAGGAGCGGGACAAGACCTAACCAGATGCCACGCCGTGAGGCGTCGCGTCCCAGCGCCCCTTCGGGGGCCAGAAGGAACTTTTAAATGAGTAACGCACCACTGACGATCGATGTGATCGCCAAGGAAGCCCTGGCGATCCTCGATAATAACCTCATCGCGGCGAAAATGGTTCACCGTGGCTACGAGGATGAGTTTGGCAACGCCATGAACGGCTTCGAGGCCGGCGACACGATTTCAATCCGTCGCCCGACCGACTTCACCGTTCGTGATGGCGCCACCGCGTCGAACCAGGACATCGTCGAAGGCAAACTGAGCCTGACGGTTGACAAGCAGAAGGGCGTCGATTTCGGCTTCACGTCGAAAGAGCTGACCCTGAACATCAAGGACCTGTCCGAGCGCGTCATCAAGCCCGCGATGGTCCAGCTTGCCAACCAGATCGATTCCGACGTTTACGGGCTCTACAAATACGTGCCCAACTGGGTCGGCACCGCCGGCTCGACGGTGGACTCGTTCTCGGACTTCGCCAAAGCGCCAGAGCTGCTCGACAAGATGGCCGTCCCCCAAGACGACCGTTCGGCGGTCTTGACCCCGGCGGATCACTGGGGCCTGCTCGGTTCGCAGACCGCTCTGTATATCCAGGACGCAGCCAAAAGCGCCTATCGCAACGGCTCGCTCGGGATGTTGGGCGGAATCGATACGTTCATGGCGCAGAACCTTCCGACCCATACCGTGGGCTCGGACGTGTCCGGCACCGTCAACCAGTCGATCACGTCGGCGACGACCGATTACACCACGGTCAAGAACACGATGCAGCAGACGATTACCGTTGCATCTCTGAACCTCAATCCGGGCGACGTGTTCACGATTGCCAACGTGAATGCGGTCAATCCGGTGACCAAGGCGGACCTCGGCATCGCCAAGCAGTTCGTGTGCATTTCCTATGCCGCGAACAGCTTGGTGTTCTATCCGGCGATGATCTGGAGCGGCGCGTTCCAGAACGTGGCGGTGGCGTCCGGCACGACCGACCTCAACACTGCCGCGATCACGGCGGTCGGTACCGCTTCGACGGCCTACCGGCAGAACCTGGTGTTCCACAAGAACGCCTTCGCGCTGTGCATGGTCCCGCTGGTGTCGCCTCCGGGCGCACCGAGCGTCAGTCGGCAATCGTATAAGGGAACCAGCGTTCGCCTGATCCCGACCTACGATGGCACGAACGACCGGTCGAACTTCCGCCTCGACGTGCTTTACGGCGTCAAGGCGATCGATCCGCGTCTCGCGACCCGCCTGTCCGGCACCTAAGCCCAAAACCGGGAGGGGGTCCAGCGCCTCCTCCCTTTCAGACTTGAAGGAACCATATCAATGGCGATTGCTCTCAACCCCTACAACGACGAGCCATCAAGTGCTGCACAGTCGGCAGTTTCGACCTCGGCTGTCACCACGCTCGTTACGACCCCCACCGCAACTGACATCGCGGTCGCGGTCAACTCGCTCATCTCGCGCCAGGCTGCGATGATTACGCTCCTCAACCAGATCCGCTCGGACCTGGTTACGATCAACGCAATCCACGGCTCGTAAGTGCGGGAACTGCTGCTCGGCTGCGGGAGTAATCCGGCCAAGCAGATCGTGTATCGGGGCCGCTCCGAGTGGGGCGGCCTCACCACGCTCGACTTCAATGAGGATCACGACCCGGATGTCGTCTGGGACTTGAACGAGTTTCCGCTGCCGTTCGACGACGACAGCTTCGACGAAATCCACGCCTACGAGATTCTTGAACATCTCGGAACGCAGGGCGACTGGCGGTTCTTCTTCGATCAATGGTCCGACTTCTGGCGCATCCTGAAGCCCGGTGGCGTATTTATCGGGACGTGTCCGGCATGGAATAGCCCGTGGGCATGGGGCGATCCATCGCACACTCGGGTCGTCTCTCCTGAAAGCCTGATCTTCCTTAACCAGCCCGCATACGAACAGGTCGGAAAGACGCCGATGAGCGACTTCCGGCACTGCTTCAAGGCCGATTTCGACATCCTTCACTCGCACACCGCCGAGCACCGGTTCCAGTTCGTGCTCCAGGCGGTGAAGCCCAGCAGGATCGCCGCTTGAACCACGTCTTTATCGCCATCCCGGCCTACACCGGGACGATCCATCTCGCGACCATGCGCTCGATCATTTCGAGCTTATTGGATCTGACCGACCGGGGCGACCGGATCACGATCTTCGATGAGAGCGGCAACGCGATGATCGGGGATTGCCGGGGGCTGATAGTCTCCAAATTCCTGGAGACCGACTGCACCCATCTGGTGTTCGTGGATTCTGACGTTTCGTGGGAAGCTGGCGGGCTTCTCAAGCTGGTCGATGCGGGCGTTGATTTTGTTGCTGGCCTTTATCCGCAGCGCCGCGACCCAATCAACTTCTGCTGCCAGTGGGATCCGTCGAAGAAAGAGTTCGACCTGGACGAATTGGTTGAGGTTCACGGCGTGCCGGCGGGCTTCATGTGTCTTTCAAGGGCGATGCTCGAAAAGATGGTCGCGCATTACCCGGACACTCAATTCTACTGCAAGGAAGCGCCGGGCGAGACGGTCCACGACCTGTTCGGCGCTTACCGGGTCGGCAAGTTCAAGTTCGGCGAGGATTATTCATTCTGCCGAAGATGGCGGGACATCGGCGGCAAGGTCTTTGTCCATCCGCACATCAAGATGGGTCACTGCGGCTACAAAACTTTCGTCGGCTCGGTTGGCGACTGGCTTCTGAACAGAGGGGGCGGCGATGGCGGCGATAACAGCAACTGATGCCGTCACTCGCGCAATGCAGAAACTGCGCGTCATCGGTCCAGGAAAAGAGCCGAAGGCCGCAGAAGCGGAGTATGGCCTGAATGAGCTCAACGACATGCTCGATGAATGGGCGATCGACGGGATCGACCTTGCCCACACCGATCTCGCGCTCACGGATACGATCGATCTTCCGGGCGACCACAACACTGCAATCATCCTGGCTCT